TCAATTTGCAGAATTATATCTCTGCCGTTTACGAAAGTGTATGCCATTTTATATTGTTTGAGTGATTACAAAGGTATAACGAATTATTACACGAAAAGTGTTCTCCGAAGGGTCTAAGTCCTCTAAGTTGTTGATGGATTCACATACCACGTTTTTACAATCCCAACCAATGGGAAGGGTTACCACCGTATCGGAATTTATACCGCCCACAACCAACTCTGCTATTTGTTCTGCCCTTTTGAATCCGAAATTGCTACCCTTAGTTACTATATCCACATTAGCCGATACCTCAAATTGGAAGCAGTCTTTACCCTCCCCCTGGTTGGCAGTTCGCGAACTGATAACAATATACTCCCCATCTGCATCCGTTGGGGTCATGCCATCGTACACATCAATGTAGGCGTATGCCTGTAAGCGGGCAACTAACCATTGTTTTATCGGTATGGCGGGGTTTTTCATTATCATTTGAACAATCTTCTTAGTCGGTTAATTAGTTTTGGCTTTTCTTCTTCGTAGGATGGAATAAGGAAAGGTTGTGGTCTAACCCCATTTTTGATAATACGCCATGCAATAGTCATAGCTGCATAGTTAACATCAGAACGCCTTGTACTTCTTCTGCCTGTGTATGTATTTTGTATTTGTGCAATATTTTTCTTCTTTACCCATCTTACAATCGAATCAAATAATTCCTTAAAAGTACCGCCCCCCTTACCCCTAAATTGTGCAGCAAAACCTTCATACCCAGGAGGTATATTTACTTTCGATCTTGTACCGAACTCAACATACGGAGCATACTTAACCGTAGCAACAACAGACTTATCCAACCCGCTTCTACCAGATGAAACAATAATACTCTGTCTTAGCTTCCCATCAAACCCCGGCGCACGCCTTTTGGCTGCCTTTTGTATATTTAATACAGATGTGCTTAACTCATCAACAATCCCCTTAGTAGCTGCCTTATCAAATCTACTTATGGCATCTTCTACCTGCTTAATCCCCGATATGTTAAGATTAAACCCTGCCATTATCTAAATATTGTTATTTCATAATATTCCTTCCTATTCTCAATATCCGTAATCGAATGGATTGTATAATCAAACCCATTAATCTGTATCTTATAGGTATTATCGAAAGTGAGGGGGTAGCGGACATAAATTCTTGCCGAATCGGTGAAAGTTACCTCCGCTGATAATAATTGTCGGTCTTGCCCGAGCGGTACATACATTCCCCATATCGTACTGCCTGCCGCATAGGTAACCGTAAATCCCCCCTCACTATCGGTTGTGGTAGTAGGCACCATTAATACCATCGGCTCGATGAGTAATTCAGCCGATAGAAATTTAGGGCTATTTCCTTTTATTCTCATAGGATTGGCGATGTTTTAGTGTACATCTGACAAGTTCTCCACGCCTTCTGGCATACGCCCATCGTTTCATCAAACGCCCCTCTATTCTCGTATAAGTGATTCACCTGGTCAAGTATTGCCGTTTTCAATGGGTTGGGTAGTGCGGTGAATCCAACATTATACACCGCCCGCATTTTGTCAATAGCAGGAAAGGTGATTACTGGATGCTTGCCCCCCATAATAGTCTTATCTGTAAGTTCGGTGCCTGTGGTTACATCATACAGGGTAATAGATGAAGTTATCGGCCCGTGTGGAAACTGAAACCATCCACCTTTATTGCAGAACCATACTTCGGCCTGCTTAGTGATAAGGGATAGCCCTGTGGCTTTCTCAATTATCATTCGTGCGCTTCGTATCATTTCGGATATTTGCGCATCTTCAGAGGTGTGAGAAACACGAATGTATAATTTCGCCTCTGCAAGCGTTACGGGTTCAGCATAGCTTACCTCCGTGATGTTAGAATCAATTATGTAAGAGTAGTTACCCATTGCTCGAATTTTATTAGATTGTTTTCCGGCTGCAATTCATTTGCCCTATTGAATGCCTTATTACTGCAAATTTCGTAGTTTTCCTCCACATTTCGTATAGCCTGCACCCACTCATCTAATCTATCCTGTTTGCAGTACGTTGCCGCATCTCCACAATTCTCTCGTAATCCGGGCAAGTCGGTGCAAATAACAGGGATACCCGATGCCATTGCTTCGGTAGCCGTTCGCCCCCATGATTCGTAGTGGGATGGCATTAGTAGTATTCTCGTTTTGCGATATGCGAATCGTATATCCGACTGATTAGCCATGTATTCTACATTCGGCAACTCTTTGTATATCTGTTGTCCGTACCCGCCCTGTATGGCTAAGAACTGCTTATCCGGCATCGCCTCTGCAATCCGGTAGAACATTTCAGCACCTTTGTTGTGATTGAGATTAATTAGGGTAATCTTATCCCCTTTCTCACCCCTGTAATGGTTGATGTCAACCGGTGGCTGCAATACGAATCCGTTGTTAGCATACTTACATTCCTCACTATTCCAGTACGAATTATACACTACATTCAACTCCCTGTGCGTACGTACGGATGAGTACATGAAAGTATTATGTGCAAACCAAACGGCCGGCTTCTTTGTGCTTTTGCAGTCAATAGCAACATCACCTGCGAAGTCTAATTGTGTGAAGATAATATCAGCCCATTCGTGATGGAAATACCAATCATTGCTTCTATTGAATACGTGGATTCCATCGTATTCGTAGTTCTCATTGTTCATCTTTGAGGTCATCACCTTTACCAGGTGGCCTCTGCTCATCAACCACTTGTTGATGTCGTGGGCGTTCCATTCTGATCCAGATTTTGCCATCGGCAAGTAGCTCTGCACGTGCCACAATACGCGTAGTCTTTTTGGTGGGGTGTTTTCGCTCACGCTTAGAAATATGTTTCATGGGGAAAAAATAATGGGGAAGGATTTTAACCCCTCCCCACTAAATTTAGATAGTAGCGTAAATAGAAGAGTTAGGAAGCATCAAGTTGATAGCCTCATAACATTCGATTCTTGCAGTAACCATGTTAGTTACGAAGTTGTTTTGATCTTCGTAAGATAACTCAATGTTCAAACCGTTAACCTCTACACGCTCAATAAATGAGTTGTCAAGTACCAACGCACGGCTAGCAGGAATCCAGTTCACGCCAACGATAGGCACGCCAACAAGATTCAAAGCACCGTTAGCACCGATACCTAAAGAACCTGCACCGAGGTAGTAACCGTTGGTGAAAGATTCAATCAGCAAAGTGCTATAAGTAGCATTGCTCACGAAGATTACAGAAGGACTGAAATCAGCAGCACGCTGATTACCAATCAACTGAATCAAATCTCCGAGGTTGGTAGATGCAGAAGTGGTAGTAACACCAGTAGAGGCAGCCGATACGGTAGAGAAGAAAGAACTATTCTCTGCCTTAAAGAAATCACGAGTCAACAAACGTGGAAGCGTTTGGCTCATGAATGGCAAAGATGCAAGCATCTGACGGCTAAACTTGCTGAATCCGGCAATAAACTGATTAACAGTCTTAACCTCGGTCAAAGAATAGTTGTTCTCTTGCTTTAATGATCCTTCAAGTTGTGCAGCGATGTTGTTCGCATTACCAGTAGCCTCACGATAGGTTACATACAAACCTGTAGGGCTTTGAACGGTAGGCACGAAATCACGCATATTTACCAACTGCGCAGGTTGGGTAGCTTGGCGGCTATTGTAAGTAGCAACTGAATCACCGGAAAGGTTAGTAGCCAAAGTGATAGTCTTTACCTCGGGCATTTCAATCAGAACACGGCCATTCTTTTTGATTTCGGCTTCGATGTTACGGCCTTCTAACTTCTCGGATAATACTTCGTTGAAACTCTTTGCAGACTCAGGATTGCCGGCTTTTACCTTAATGGTAAGGGCATCGAATTGATTTTGCATAACGGATTTAAACTCATTAAGGTCAGCAGGTGTAACTACTGAATCTAATTTGCTTTTAAGTTCGGTAACTACTAATTTGGCATCAGCCGCATCAGTTTTTGCGTTGGCAGAATTTGCCAATACTTGCGTAAGATTATCTCCAATGGATTTTACCTCCGCAGCGATTTGTTCGTTTGTCATTTGAATGATTTTAACGAGTGATTAAATTGTTTGAGTGCTTCAAATACTATTGCATTCGTATCCGGCTCGACTGCGTTCGCTGCGGGTTGAGTGGTAATGTCTGAAATTGCTTTTTGTATTTGCTTTATTTCTATCTCCAATAAGGAGAAAGTTTCATCTGTAAATGTGCCATGCTTGAACGCCTTTAGTAGTTTTTCTAATCTACCGTTAAGCGTTTCCTGTACCTCTGCTTGTTCCATTCCTTTGTACATTGCTAACGTAGGCGTTTCGGGGTTGGCTGCCCATAATACGGCACTACCTTCATAGAGCATCAACTCTTTGATTGTGCGGATGCCTGTAGAATTATCCATTTCGGATTTGATAGTGCTGAATCCGATTGAGTGCTGATTGATTAGATTAGCCTCATATAATTTCAGCATATCCTCACCCATTTCCGTTTCTATAATTTCAGTAACGGCAATAAGTGCATTCCCTTCCACGTATAATTCTTTCGGCTTGCCGAGTGCGTACTTCATTGAACTCTTATGGTCAACCAATGACCATATTAGATTCTTACCAAGCGGCCCACGTTCCTGTATTGTTTTTGTAAATGCTTCGGGTACTATCACATCGTTATCTAAATCCACATTCCCGCACATAGCCCATACCGTTTTCACGTTACGTGAACGAATATCCATATCCTCGATGCCGTTGCTAATATCTTTAACCTGGTAATGCTTCATTTATCAAAGTTTGTAATTGCAAAAATAAGGTGTTATTCCATAGGTTCAACATATCGCCTGCCGGCCCACGTAACCCACCTTGTATATCTACAGGTTTTCCATTGCTATCTCTAACTACTTCGAACCCAACCGTACACCTACAATTACATACGTTACCTGCGCTGCCATTCGGGTCTCCGGGGAACTCCATAATATCTATGCTGCGTAAACCGGGTACGGTAAACGGTTCATCAATTCGTGTTGTCTTTCCATCCATGTGCAAATGGTCATAATCATTGCGGGGTATTCTACGTGTTCTATCATCCGTTATTGCTATCCATTCTTTAACGGTTAGTAACCCAGTTGATACCGCCCCGAGCATTGCACCCTGATTGGCAGCACGTGTTGTTTCGGTACGTGCGATTAATTCAGCCCTGTAAACATTGATACCTAACTTCTCTATCTCCTTCATCATTTGCATAATACTCCATCCTTCCTGCATACCCTGTATTAATACTTTGCGGATAGTTTCTTTCGTGGTAGATGTAATGCCGTTAACTAAATTAGTTAGCCCTTGTTCTAAAAATAGTTTTATAACCGCCGCCCATCTTTGTTCAGGTGTCATGGAATCCTTTACACCTGCCGACTTGCGAATCTTATCATAGTTATACTTCGCCATCGTTATCCCGGCATCGTTGTGCAGTTTGCGGATATGCTGCTTTAGCTTTTCCTCATCCGGTTGCTCGCCTTTGAGTAGTGCCATACATTGGCGGTCAAGTTCACGCTTGATAAGCACCCTGTATCGTTTGCGATATGCGTTATAAAGTTGGCGGTACATTCAAAGGCAGGTTAGTGAAATCATCAACGGGTGTCAAACCTTGCGGAATATACAACTTTTGATAATCTTCAATCGGTACATTTGGATCGGGGGCAAGTCCTTGTATTTTCAACTTCTGCTCGGGTGTTAACCACCATGCAGTATTCAGCCATGTAGATTGCTCTGCTCTGTTGGCTTCGAGTTCGGAATAAACACTCATATCAAAGTCCACGAATATATCCGACCCCTTATACCCCCAATCGGTCTGCATCTTGCGGTTGATGTTATCACGAATAGCAGTTAGTTCGGGTAACACCGCCCGAACGGTTAGTGATTTCTCCGCTTCCTTCATGTTATTGTACGTTGCAGCATCGGTATTACCCAGTAACACCGGAGGTACTCCATAGATTGAGCATAGTGCCTCTTTATCCCATTTCTCTGCTTCGATTAATTGCAAGTCCTTCGCAGGTAACCCAATCTGCGCCCATCCTACTTTGTAACCCGATACGGCTGCGCTGCCGTGCTTTGCGGCCCCTGTGTTGGCTGATATTTGCATCTTGAGTGCCTGTGCTTGTTCGCTGCCGGATAAAGGGTCGAAACGTTGGTCATCCATGTATAAAACCCCTAACGGCCCCATATTATCGAACATCGCAACGGATGCCTCCTTACTTGCATTGGAACGTGTCAGCACCTTAGATGCAGCCCTAAGCGGTGATAATCCGTACAACTGCCCACCGGTCGCATTCCATTCGGGGTTGAAGTATTTATCATGCAGAATCTCAATAGTATTGAAAGGGATATACTGCCCATAGTACAACTGATAGGCTACCTTCTTAGGTGGGAACTGCTCAATATCTACTTTGATTGCCATGTATTGCGATGGCAGCATATAAAGTTCTAACGGCTTGCCCCTGTTTACTGATTCCTCCCCGACCTGCTTTGCATACATGAATGCGTTGCCTGTTATCTTCTTAAACCCGACCCATTGCTCTATAATATCGCTCCATGTATCTTCGCTATTCGGGTATTTGAGTAACTCATTCAGCCGGCTATCTCCTTCGTATATCTCAAACGCTTCCTCTTTGAGTTCTTTTAGTTTGGCATAATCAGTTATAGCATCCGGTTGCTGCATCTTTGCCATGTAGCGCTTCTGCGCTGCTTTATTCTTTACTCGGTACACAAACCACGGGGCAACCTTTGCTTTTTGGGTTATCAGCGTAATGATTGCATATACTAAATCATTGCCTATGTAACTATCTCGAACTATCTCTGCTTGATTCTGCCCATCCCATGTAAGGAGTCCACGTTCAACAGATACCTGCACAGGCATCTTAACAGGTGCTGCCTTGCGATTGAGGAAATCGAATAAACCCATATTAAAATGATTTATACAAAATTACACCGAAAACCCTTACCATACCGCCACCTTGAACGCTGGCTTATGTAGGTGGGTGAATATGGCATACCGCATCGCATCGCAATTATGTACTAACACACCATTAGCAAAGTATTCATGTTCATCCTCAATCGTTAGGTCGTAAACCTTTGCTTTCCAACTTAGCCCGCATTCTAAATACTTTAGCTTTGCAGTTTGGATGGCAGAACTTTGAGTGCTTTGTTTTTGCAATGTAATCTTTTCCGCAATGCATACATTTTGATTCAATGGATAATGGCTTCCCGAAGTTGGTTTTTGCTGCATGTTCTTTGTGCCATTCAATTCCTTCTGCACTTTTATGCCATTGCTTTGCTGCTTCAATTCCTTTTGCGTGAAACTCTTTGAACTTTTCGGGGTTATCTTTAAAATACTCTTTTGCATGTTCGCTAAGATGCGTAAAGGATTTAACCGTTTCAAGATTGGATATTTCGTTGTTCCATGTGTTACCATCTTTGTGATGTATGTGAAACCCTTTTTCCCTTTTTCCATTGTAGTGTTCCCAAACGTACCAATGCATGTGTAATGGCCCACTTGTGAAATATCTTGCTCCTGGATGCAATGTAAATGTTCTGCCATTAAATGTTTGATATGGCTTACCGTTTGCGTTGATTCTAATTTCGAAATCTCTGTCCATTGGTTTTGAGTATAAATTAAATGATTAGAAGTACAACACAAATATACGGAATGCGTACCGAATTGCATCAAATACTTTTCCACTTGTTTCACTCCGTTATTGTGTACTGCTAATACTTTTTTATACCCATTACGAGTTAATACTAAATCGCCTACTTTTATTTCATCTATCCTTTTTTGTCCTGTGATTGTTGTTATTTCTGTTGTTCCTACAAAACACGCATCATCTGATTCTTTCACAGGCTCATCAATTACATTATCGTTTTTATCCTTGCGCCATTTGTAGGATTGCAGTTCACGAATGATGTCTTTGCTATCCTTATGTACAAATAGAGGGTATGATTTCACTTTCAATATCCCTGCCCATACTTCTTTGTTCGCAGTTTGTGCGTTGATACCGCCCCTGTATAGTTCCTCAATGCTTTTCGGTTCGGCTGCATCGCAGTACACGGGCTTGCGGTCGCTGATATGATCTTTCACTTCCCTGCTAATTTCAGATGGCGTTAAACCCGATTTGTAAATGAGTTGCTTTACATAATTCGCCCCCTGGTAATGGCATACCTTGACAAGTGCAAGCGGGTGAACGTATCCAAAGTCTAATCCATAGAACACATCCCCCCCTTCGGGTAACTCATCTGTTATTTGCCATTGGGTATAAATAATCTCCTTTGCTGCACCACGCTCACCGAGTCCGTAAACCTTCCACATAAAATCATCGGGCAGTAGTTTGTAGCTTTCAATCGTGTCTATCTGAATTTGCGAAAGGTTGCCGAGGTTATTTAGGTAGGTAGAATGTATGCGTTTGTTAATCGGGTTGTCCGATACTTCGTACACCCATGATACGAAGTCCGCAGGATTCCAATCGAGAAATATCTTACCCGTTGTACGCATCGCCAGTTGGTCGAATAACGCCTTACGGATTAGGTTGGCTTCATTAACAAATAGTATATCTCTGCCCGGCCCCCTTGCTTTGCCCTCATCTTCAAGTCCAAATAGTTCGATGTAGCTGCCATTATCAAATCGGTATATGAAATCGGTGTAGCTAAATTTCTTATCATCCCACAAATGCCATTCCTCCATGATTGTTTTGAAATCCCTGTATGCACCACGTTTGATGTGTGGTAAGGAGTGCGATACAATAGAGATGCGGATGTTTTTAGCATTCTTATCGGCTGCAATGGATATAAGAAGTTGTACTATGCTATAGGACTTACTACTACGTGAGCCGCCCTCATTACAGATTATCGGGGCATCGCTTTTGTATGCTGCTACGTTTTCGTAGAATACCGGGGTTGCTCTAATCTGTTTTAATTCCACAGGTCTTAAATTCAGTTAACGTACAAAACTCTTCTTTAGTCTTTTGTAAAACCGCGTAAACATTCCACCCATCAGTAGTATTGCCCATAGCAGCAACGCTACCAACATCATGCAAAGTATAACCGCAGATTGCAGCCAGATTACGATAGAACTCTTCGGTGTAGTAGTTGAATCCATGTCCGGGCCAATTGCCTGTTTTTGGGTTTTCGGAGATGATATAACCTCCGAGTTTAACGAGGTTGTGTTTATTTTTCCAACAGTTGTATATGGCTTTGATGTCGTGCTTGCCATTGGTACCAACGTGTTCGGAGGTTCCTGCATCGACAAGTAAATCGTACTGCTTGTGGAATTTGTGGATTTTAGATAAGTCCAGCGGGGATGAGCCGTTCTCACCCGAAATATCAATGGATTCGTAATCTTTTCCGGCATAGTAACTGTATTTAGTGTAAGGTGCGGGTAATGGCACCCGGTAATCGTTTTGCGCTCCGAGGTCTACCACCGATTGTATGTGTGGCAGGTAGGGGTCTATTAGTTTTGTTGTTTCGTGAGTGTAGCCCATATTATTTCTTTAGATGTACCACTATATCCCTGTGGTCGGGTGTTAGGTTACGGCTAACAATTTTGAATTTGTGCTTCATAATATCTACCGTTCTGTCATCTTGGTAAAAATGCCCGATTAACATTCTATCCCCTAAATTGTACTTGCTCCAATCATCGAAGTCGGGGAACTCTGCTTTTAGTTTACCAAAGTTACTAATCATTATCACACAATCACCGCCCTTCTTCATCACTCTGTAAATAGATTGCAGATACTCTTTGATGGCATCATTTGAGAAATGGCAGAATACTCCGTAACTAAATACGAAGTCAATTGAGTTATCATCTATTCCGGTGCATTTGTAGTCTTGGTTATCTAATTCCTTGTACTTCACATTATGATACCTTACTCCATCATGTATTGGTATTACATCTATTCCGATTACATTATCGAACTGCTCTGATAGTACTTTTGTGAATACACCGCCACCGCATCCAATTTCTAAGCAGGTTTTATTGCTGAATGGTATGATAGTACGTTCAATCACCTTGTCTATGCCTATCCCATAGGTAAACGCTTCATAGTATCCATTGCTACCCCAAAAGTTAATGAATTGCTCTTTGGTGAAGTCCATTACTCGTTGGGTTGTTTAATGATACTAAATGTTGTATCGAATGCTGCTATTGCATTATTTGCCTCGTACCATGCGGATTCCCATCCGGCATTCGGCTTTTTCATGCACTCTAAATACACCTCCAACCATAACTGCTTTCTTTGTCGCTTGTGTATTACTTTTTCTCTGTCATTCATAATTAATCCTTTACCCCCCAGTTAATAAAATAAGGTTCAACAGGCAGATAGTGCCTGTATGCTAACCCTCCGTAAGGTTGCACCGGAATCCCTGCTAAGTTCATCAATCCGGATAGTAGTGCCTGGTCATGTCGGCTGCTGATAAATTGCGGATTAACTGATTCATTGTGATGAAAGCAGTTCTCCTTTGCTCCCTTTATCCACTTTTCAAATATCGGCATTGTTGCAGGGTGGTCGAAGTCAAACACAATGCAACACGCCATAATCTGATACATGGTAATCACATCCCTATAGCTATTTAGCCCTAAGAACTTGATTTGATGGTCGGGGATGTACTTGTGTAACGGATGCCCTTCGTTGTTCCATGCTACAATCCCATGTTCGGCTGCCAATGCCCACAATGGATCGGGATTCTGGTGTACCCGGATTGTGGAATCGCACCAAATGATTTTCCGGTATCCCATCTCCAATGCCTCCGCTACCATAAACGGCTTGAATTGATAAGGCATATTTTGGTGATTCCATGACTTGCCCCATCGTTCGGTATCAGGCCAGTCGCCGAGGTGAATCTTACGCTCTAAGTACTCATCCACATACCCATCCACACTACGAAGGTGGGTATCATAGTCGGGTGCCTTGCGGTCTATACTGCGTATTAGTCCGAGTTGCGCCTCGTTGTAGTTTTCCCTGCCTGTGGAGGATAGGGATACAATTACTTTACCGGATGTTACCTTGCCCATATTACATTTTCTAAGTTAGTTAATAAGCACTTATTCAACCCTGCCTTGTTGCAGTAGTCCTTAATAAGGTGAAATAAGTCTACGTTCCCGTTATGCTCAATGCACACCATTTGCGTATGCTTCAGGTTAATCTGTTCAAGTATCTCATAATCTACGCCCTCGGCATCAATAGAGATGAAATCAAAGTACTTTAATGGGGAGTTCTTTACCAAGGTATTGTATGTCCAAACCTCGGTCATGCGCTCTTTAAACTCCGTACCCGGCCATCGTTTAGTTTCGTTACGTTTGATTGTACTAAGCAGCGATACATCCCCCTTGCCTAAATGGTTTCCCATTTCGTGGAACGTACAATGCCCATCCGTTTCGCCTATGGCTACATTGAATTTGTGTACCATAGGATTGGCTAAGATTCGGTTGAACGCTTCCTCGCTCGGTTCTACCAGTACACCGCTCCAACCCTGTATCTGCAAAGCGTAGGTATTGGACAAAGTTTGTCCATCGTTCGCACCAATATCCAGGAAGAATCCTTTGCGGGATTGGAAGTAGGCGAGGATTATGTCCTGCTCGTTGTTTTGGGAGTATCTCATTTGCCGTAGGTTTCGGTGTAGTATTGTTCAAATGCTGCTTTAAAATCCGCCTTTTCTCCTGTATTTAAAATTTTAAGTCCATACTTTGCCGATGCTATCCAACATTTTGCCTGCTCCTGCTTTTCCATTTCTTTGGCTTGTAGGTATGTTTCTTTAAGAATTCCTTTTGAATAAAAAAACTCTAATGGTAATACCGATATTGCTTTCTCAAACATTATGTCCACCGCCGTCTGTTGTGCCATAGGTTATTATTTATTAGTTCTAAATTGATAATGATACAATTCCTTCTCAATCTTCACCTCGGTTTGTATTAGTTTGGCATTGTGTATAGCAGTTGCCCACGCATAATCCTCACCGATACGTATATCCATGAAAGGGAACGCCAGCGCAATCTCCCTGCGTATTGGTACGATATGGTTCGGGTACCTGTAATAAGCCCCACCCTTCGCCTCGTAGCCGTAATCCTTTGATATGTACCACTTACGCTCATCCCTGCCATCTGTGGTCATTGTACCATTAAATACGATAGCATCGGGATTACTCTCGGCTGCCGTTAGTATGTCTTTAACGTAGGTAAGTGCTACCATGTCATCATCATCTATGAATACCACGTACTTTCCGGTGCTGCGTTGCAGGAGTATATTTCTCTTTCTTCCAGTACTCATAGTACCATTATCAGATTCAGTTAGAACTTCAACCTCCGGTGTGCGTTGCGGTGTGAGTACCTGTAGCAACTGCGAAAGGTAGCCGATGCGGTTGGGGAGGGTGCAAATTAGGATGGATAGGGTCATACATTCTGTTTTGGAAATCCGGCTTTACTTCTCCGGATATAGGTTATCTCATCCGCTCTGTAAAAGGATTGAGTGTGATTAAGCAGCGCATCTACAGGCTCACCAGTCCATGCAGGGTGGTAATGGTCAAATATCCGCTTATCTACGTATTTATACGCATTTATCTGCTTCGCCACATCCATCGCCTCGTTATCGCACCAGAGGGATTCATATTGCGGGTGGTAGATGTACCCGAACCTATCATAGTACGTGCGGCCCATGATACTCATTGTAGGTAGCAGGTGATTAACCCTGCCATCGGGAAAGTGGATGAATAGGTCTAAGTTACCCTCAAATGCGTTGATAATGTCAATATCGAATCCCTGTTTAAGGAAACGCATATCATCGCTCATATTCACAACTATATCACCCTGCCATCCTTCCATTCCCCTATTGATGGCATGTACCTTGCTTCTGGACTTACCCATTGTGATAAACACATTGGGGAACTTTAGCAGGTCGGATAACTCATTTGAGTTTAATGTAGCCGTATCATCATCATCTACGGTTAACCCTACGGTGTACTTCTTTGAGTGTGAATATGCCTGAATGGTAGCGAATGCAGCAGCCATCTTTTCCGGTCTGCTACGTGTTGCAAAGTTGTAATGTATGTGCATGGTTTCTGCTCGTGTTTCACAAAGATAACAAATATCTTTGGAGTGGTTCATCTGTAACCTGCACTTTTGTTTTCCACAATAGATGCACAATTTATACAATGGGGTGGGATTTGGTGTCGGGGATTATCTGAATGATGGTAGTGGGCATTGGGTTGTCGGGATCATTGGCTACCTGTAGCGGGATTAGTTTGGATGCTAGGCGGTAGAATTCGGTTGGGTTTTGCTCTCCCCACTCTAACATATTAACCCCTGGCTTAAGTTGCATTTCGTGGAACGCATCAGTAATAACCTCACGTACCGAGCGGGTGAAGTGATTAACCGCCCCCTTTGTTCTGCCTCCAGTCTTTTTTCCCTTTGCCATAATCTAAAAACCTCTATTTAATTACAAAGGTACTTACATACCGCCCAAACCACCAAATTCTCAGATATTCCATGTCAAATTCTCACGTAACACATTGATAATGAGTGAATTCTTCAATATTCTCAAATTCTCACTCACCCTTTAGTATAGTATGGTATTAGATATATAAATATATAGAATTATTATTTTCTTTAAATTCTCAAGAAAGTGAGAATATGGGCAGTTAGGCTATGATAATCAATAAGTTACAAATTCTCAGTAGGTGAGAATATTGAGAATATGGTGAGAATATGGTCAATTATCGGAACTTGTCCGATATATCAATCATTATTATACACATTTAGGTATAATGTTGGGTATTACCCCCAATTTGGGCGTAAATGCGTATAAAAAACCACCGATGTAGAAACACCAGGGGAAACCAAAACACCACATGAAATATTATTAAGTAGTACAAGCGCAATCAAATGCAGGAGTAACTTCGTTTATGTCTTTGTCTTTAAATAGGTTGTTTTGGGCAATGGATAGGAGTTGTTTGATAGTTACACCGGGAAGGTAAGTTCTGCCACCTGCATTTTCCTCATCTTTTACCCACGGCTCTGCAAGTTCCGGATAAGATGCAAGTATATTGATAATTGCATTTTTTCCTTTCATAAAGCATAAAGTACAATTACCCAAAATATGTGGTATTTCTAAATTATATGGTTTGTTTAACCAATATTCATTTATAATTAATTTTGTTATACCATCATAATATAATGGATATTTATTATAAACTTTCTTAAACTTTTGTACTGCTCTGCTAACTCTTAATTGTTCATCTGCCCTGAACCCTATGAAATTATTAAACTCTCTAATACCTATTGAACGAAGATACCTTTTGCAAGTATTTACTTTTAATTCAATAGTGCAGATTCTTTTCATTCTATTAGGAATGGCTTTATATTTTTTTTCTGATAGTAATGTATCAAATGGTGTTGATGAATCTTTGTAAGATATTTTTATTACAGGTATATTTTCATGTGCCTCAAAATCATGTATAAATTTATAGGTTTTAGGATGCTCTCTACCTGTATCGGTAAAAATTACTAAATCACCCGGCTTCCAGTAATGGATAACCATGTATGCTGAAGTTTTGCCACCGCTAAAATTAAATACGTTTGTCATAAATATTATCGGATCAGTTGGTTATGTATTGTAACCAACTCATAATTTGTCCAGTAATTTTGTCGTTTTACTTGCTACATCTTCTCATATTGCCCATGCGCAACTCTCTTTACCACTCTCGCAAAGTCAGCCCTCCGAATCGCATTAAAAAACCTCTTAGGTTTAATATTGAATCTTAGGCAGAGCAAATCTACCTCCTTTGTTGTGAACTTTGGCGGTAGGTTATCAACTAGTAGCCGCAGGTCAGCAGGAAGGCCGGATTCCGTTTCAGCACATAAATCACTAATTATTGATATAGTACTCTCGGCATAGTACCTGTAAAGGTTATATGCTTTGTTTACTATTTCCACCGTTATAACCGGTTTAAGTACGTTTTGGCATATAGCTACCACATGGCACATTCGAGGGAAGTATGCCGACATTTTAGCTTCAGCACCCATAATGTACTGTTCGGCCTTACCTGCCATCCGGCTATTCGCATCCGCTAAATTCTGCCTGTAGTACTTCGTGTATAGTGTTTTCGCTTCCGGTGTAATCTCAATCCGTATCGGCGCACAATCCCCGGCTGCAAATTCTTTGTTAATCCGGTACAGGTGAGTAACGAGTTCCTTCCATTCTTTACACATTTGGCGGCCACCGCTAAAAGGGTCTGCATCTTCATTCAGTTTGATGTAATCGGATTTAACCATAAGGAAACGTGAAGCGAATCCCGACTGAATCTTATCAGCCCCGAATATGTGTGCCAACCGGGATGGCTGCGTACCCATAAGAAGGGATATGTTAAGGGATTTAACTACCCTTTCTTTCTCCCGATCCGCTCGGATTTGGGTGTACCTGCCCCCGGTGAATGCTTGGGTGAAAAAAGATATAGCATCGTTATTTGCTTTATGCGCCCCTGCATTGAGAATAGTTTCCGCTTCATCGTGATATACTCCCATCCCTGCTTCCTGGTCTTGCATTAGTGCTATGTAGCCCTCCGTTGTGCCATCAACTGCAAATGGGTGGAATCGTTTTGGTTTTGGCTTGCTGAATGATTCCTTATTTACATTGGCGGCCGCTTTCTCAAGTAGCCAGTTATCCATTGCTAATTTGTAGGCCGCATCTTCCGATTTTAGTAGGTCGGCCAAAGGTTCCTCACACATAGCTTTGAATGCCGGAGTTTTACCAACCGATACCGGGGCTATCATTATAGCGAATACAATGTTTTTAACATTATGGAAGTCGGATGTGTAGCAGTTCCCTGCAAGCGATGAGATAGTCCATATTCCGGCGGTAGCGAGAAACTCTGGGCATAGACTCATTTCAGTTGCTACTTCGTGCAGCGAATTGTTTATAAGTTGTGGAAAAATACTATAAGGGTAACCCTGTTCTACGGGTTCGAATTCGAGGGCTTTGAGTACGGCATCCCAATCCCTACCGAGGTGATAGAACAGAATAAACGATGGAGGAAGGCACCACACCGGATATTGCTCTTTGTTATGCCAGTGGGGAAAGTTGCTCATGGATGCCGAGAATATCATAACCCTGCGAGCGTTGTAGTATACCTTAGCGGATATGCCGGCCGAATCACTACCCTTGCGCCTGTAGGCTTGGAATTTGTCATTCTTGCCGTACTTGTAGCCCTGTATAGGCAGCAGCCCTATTGATTGCAGGATAGTGTCAAATGCTTCATCTGATATGCCCTTGTCATATTCTGCAAGTTGCTGCTCGTAACCTGTTGGATAGCTAATTGCTTTCTTTGTCGGATCGTACTTCGGCTTATATTCGTTAAAGTATTGTGAAACTTCTATCAGGTAGTTATACTCCGATTCGGTAAGTTCCTGCACATCCTCCATACTCTGGTGAAATTCTGTATAGCCGGGTGTTGGAAATGTGTAAACTACCGGGCCGTTAGAATACAGGGCGATAACCTCGTTACCCTCCGGCGATTCGGCAAGCGGTGTTTTGCTCGGTAGTGCTGCGTAGTTCAGCCATACGTGATACCCGGCGTTGCGTGTTTGCTCAATGAAAACCTTACTGAATATCTCTGGGGCCTCGTTGGTTATAATTGCCATCCACTTGCTGAATAGTTCTTTATCCTTTGTATTCTTTAGGTCGAAGTCAAGGCAGCCGTAGTTATTGCCTGTAAGAATCATTAACCCATTATCCGTAGGTCGGAGATGCAGGTCATCCGGATTACTCCAGTTGCGGTGTGATACAGGTTGTTTGGTTTCAGTATCCCATTGTATGGGGATGACTTTTAATCCGAGTGATTGGTAGTCGGTGTGGGTTTGGTTAAGCATGGTTTTGGTGTTATAGGGTGTCAAATATAAGAAAGAATTCCTCCGGCGTATGCACAAACTCATAAATCCCCCCTGCTTGCCGTTCCCGTTGCTGCTCGGCAAGTTGTTCGGGGCGGGGTTTGTCCTTACCTACTTTTATTTCAATCATTACTGATTTCCCTTTCACGGTAGCCGAAATATCAGCCGTTCCCTTCCTTGTTGCGGATGGGATAAACTTCCCATTAATTTGCCGGCCCATAGTGTTGATCCGTGTAGCCCGGTAACCACTCCAGTTAAGGAAGTTGATTATAAAGGTTGTCAGTCCATTGGATTTCGTAACTACAGGTGTAGGCGGCCCGGTGTAGAATCCATCCTTAACAAATGTTGGACTACGTTGATTAACGTAATTGTAATGGGCGGTGTTATATCTTATCTTCCAGAGGGGGTGTTGTTTCATATTGCTGAATTGCTTTAAAGATTTGATAAACCACTTGTGGTACTATAGCGTTGCCGGCTGCTTTGATTGATTCGTTTCTCCACTTAGAAAAGGTAATTCCGTCCAGTCGGGAGGAAAGCCCATCATCTCGAGAACAAATGGGGGATTGAGTTGGGAAGTTTTGCCAGTTTGAGCGAACGCATTCGGAAGCGAATTTGTCTGATTCCTTCCTGCTTCCTCTAATGCTTCCGTTGACCTTGCTCCTTTGTAATCCCGTGTGGCTGGTGTCGGCAACATCCCCATACTCATTGCCCGTGTCAGCGTTACTGAGTGCATACTCCCCTCCTTCACCTGGCTGCTCTTCATCGTTGCCGTTGCGTTGGTTGAGTCCATTGCCGTTGGGGTGGGCA